CGGCAGGCAATATCGCAGCGACGACGGTGCAGGGCGCGCTTAACGAACTTGACACGGAAAAAGTGTCCTATGCTGCGCTGGCGGCAAGCAGTGGGTCTTCGCTGGTTGGATATACGCAGGGTGGCGCTGGCGCTGTTACGGAAACAGTGCAGACTAAACTACGTCAAAGCGTGAGTGTTGATGACTTTGGTGGAAACGGTAATGGCGTTGCGAATAATACTGCAGCGTTTGCGGCGGCGATGGCAGCTTCCACGTCGGTGTATGTGCCAGTTGGAACTTATGCGATTGGCTCGTATATTACGCTCCCGGCGAATACTAAGTTGTATGGCCCCGGCACGATAAAAGCCGCAGCGGGTTATGCTGATAATTTCTTAGTGCTGTTGAGTGCGAACTCGACGCTGGAAGTGAATAAACTAGACGGCACGGGGATGCCGGTTCCGGTGGCGGATTGGACTGGCGGTGGTGCAGGGCTCGTTAGATCGCCGATCGGTAGTGCTGTTTTTGTGAATGGAGCAGTCGGTTCTTCAGTTGACAACGTGACTATTCGGAATGTGACGTTCACAAATTTTCCGAGCGGCCCTGTTTGCACGTTTTATGCGGCTAATCTTCTCGTTGATGGCTGTCTGGCGCTCAACTCACAGACCGCTGTGGCGACGAAACCGAATGCGGTGTTTAATATTCAAAGTTCGAACCATGTTCGACTGGTGAATAGTCACGCGCAAAATTATAACGTGAAGGTGTTTTATTTCGGAAATTGTTATAATGGATTGATGCAAGGCTGCGCCTGCACGTCTGCGAGTATTGCTTGGCCGGGATTTTCCGCATCGCACTATATCTCTGGTGGATTTTCCCATGTCATTTCGGGATGTCAGAGTGAATATTCGTTTGGCGTGAAATTAACGCAGACGAGCGATGTCGCTGTAGTTGGATATACCAGCCTTAATCCGGCATACGGTGGAATGATTATTCAGTCTTCAACCGATATTGAGATTAGTAATTGTTTGTTTAGACTCACGCCGACTGGCGGCGCGGATACGCCGTATGGGATTGGATTTGTTGCGCCGCAGACTGAAAGCGATGTTCGCCGCGTTACCGTATCCAACTGCAATATCATATATGCCTCGCCGGGAACGTCGATAAATAATTCCGGTTTCCTTTTCCAGTTGGTTAACGACTCGGCACCGCCGGTAGGATTGACGGTAAATATCGACGATATTCAGATTAATAACTGCACCGTCACGTCGCCGTATGTCGGAGTAAAGATGGACCCGTTTACTGGAACCTGGACAAGTGGCACGATTTCGAGAGTGAAGATTAATAATTGTTCGATTTATAATCCTGTGCTGTATGGCATTTTGTCGTATTGTGCGAGCTTGGAAGTAAGCGGCTGTCTGATGCAGGGTATGGGTGCGGGAGTTACGCAGCCATTGGCGGCCCTTTATACCCAACCGAATGATACGCTCGCGTATTTGCGGGTTGTGAATAACATAACCCGTGCGGTGGATGCGGCTACAGTTCATTGGGATATTGCACAAGGTGGCAGCGCGAATAACGGTAAATTTGCTACGATAGAGTTTAGCAACAACCACGCAGATTATGGCACATATTGTATGCGCTATGATGGAGGTCTTGCGGGATCGACTTTGAACACGTTTGTTGTTCAGAATAATATCGGCAGTTTCCAAAGCGCGGCTGATGCGATTTCTATGACGATGATCCCGGCCCCTGGTAACACATTTTCCGTCTGCCTACAGGGCAATTCGCTCGTTGATTCAGCGGCAAGGCGGAATTTGAAAGTTATTAATTCTGCCGCGATCACCAATATTGTTGATGGCGGTGCGACTGGTAATAACGTCAACACCGGCCAGCCGGTTTATGTCCCGTAATTTGGAGAAAACAATGCCAATGCACCCAGATCATTCGACGCCCGATCTTGTTGGGGCATTGTTTACGACGACAAATGAAAAGGTAGGAGGGGTTGTTGCGGGGGCGGCGATAACGTCACCGATGTGGTTGCAACAGATAAAGCCGTATTCAGATGTCGCGGCGATTTTCGTCCCGATTTTGGGTTGCATTTATCTGACGTTGCAGATTACGTTTAAGTTGTGGGATCGGACAAGAAAGGAAGACTGATATGAAAAAGTGTTGTGACCATAAACGCCCGGATCGTGAAAGTCATGTTATGGGCATGAAGCATGACATGGGTAAACTGATGTCTGCGAAGGCGAACAAAGGCGGTATCGCCCCGAATACGCAGCAGAAAGAATTGAAAAGTCTGAAGTCCAGCAAGCAGCCGGGAGGTAATTGATTTGGCGAAGGGCAAAATGACGATGGCTGAGTGGGAACGCTCGCCGATGGACAAGAAAAAGGACGCAGCGCTCAAGAAAAAGGGCGTGAAAGAAGGCTCTGCCAAGGACAAGGCGATGGACAAAAAGGGCCTTGCTGCTTACAATGCCAAGGTCGGCAAGAAGAAATAAGCCCACTACGGATTGCGTATAAGATGGACTTAACCGCACAAAATGCAAAAGTGATTGAGTGGCCGGAAAAGCTGCAATGCTTGTTCTGGCCGCAGGTCAATGGTTTGCCTGTGCGTTATCGAGTTTTATATGGCGGTCGTGGTGGCGCGAAGTCATGGGGAATTGCGAGGGCACTGGTGCTGCTTGCGGCAAAAAAGACCCTTCGCATTCTCTGTGCTCGTGAATTACAAAATTCAATCCGCGACTCGGTGCATAGAGTTTTAAGTGACCAGATTGATCTTTTAGGGCTGCAAGGTTTTTATCAGATCGAGCAGGCAAGAATTTATTGCCCGTCTACAGGCTCGGAATTTTCTTTCGAGGGCATTCGAAACAATGTCACGAAGATTAAGTCATATGAAGGTGTGGACATTTGCTGGGTGGAAGAAGCGAATAAAGTCACGAAGACCTCGTGGGACGTGCTTATTCCGACGATCCGTAAGGAAGGTTCTGAAATCTGGGCTTCGTTTAACCCGGAGCTTGAGAGCGATGATACGTATGTGAGATTTGTGTTGCAGCCGCCGAAAAACGCGATTGTGCAGAAGATTTCATGGCGCGATAATCCGTGGTTTCCGCAGGTTTTGAAGCAGGAAATGCTCGATCTTAAAGTCCGCGACCGCGATGCGTATTTGCATGTGTGGGAAGGGGAGTGCCGAAAAAGTCTGGAAGGAGCGGTTTATGCGGACGAACTTCGTGACTGCGCTGAAGAAGGTCGTATCACACACGTTCCTCACCATTCTAGCTCTGCTGTTAATTTGTATTTCGATCTTGGCCGGTCAGACAGCACGGCAATTATCTTCGAGCAATACGTCGGAATGCAACGACGAGTCGTGGACTTTTACGAGAATCGACTCAAAGGGCTAGATCATTACATTCATGTGCTGCGCACACGCAGGGGCTCCACGGGCGAACTTTATGACTATGGTATCTGCTGGTTGCCGCATGACGCTCGGGCCAAGACATTAGGTTCGAAGAAGTCGATAGAAGAGCAGATGCGTGATGCGGGTTTTCAGGTTCGGATCGTGCCGAGGTTGAGCAAGTTCGACGGGATTATTGCGGCGAGAAGCATTTTCCCGACATGCTGGTTTGATGCCGCAAAATGTGAGAAGGGGCTTTTACACGCTCTTCGGCATTATCATTACGAAGAAAACCCCGTGACTGAGACGTTCAGCGCGGAACCTGTGCATGATTGGTCGTCTCATGCTGCTGACGCTTTTCGATACATGGCTATTGCCTCGAACGAAGGCGGATCGGATGGGCGCAGTCGTAAGGTGGCGGGGGCGCTAAAGCGTCAAAGCGGGTTAATGGGTAAGCTGCAGAATTTGGGCGAAAGCCTGGGATGGATGGGATAAATGGCACGGCAAGCAGTTGACAGCGATAAATTCCAGAAAGTCCTGAAACGTGCGCAAGAGCGTTTTAAGCGTTGCGAAGGCTGGGAAAGCTACGCCCGCAGATTGTTCATGGATGACATTCGTTTTGCGAATGCGGACGCTGACAACAAATATCAGTGGCCGACGCGCATGTGGAATGATCGGCAGCGCGATGAGCGTCCTGCCTTAACGATCAACAAGACCCGTCAGCATAATCTGAACATCATTAACGATGCGAAGATGAATAAGCCGGGAATTAAGTATCGTGCTGCTGGTAATGGTGCGACAGCGGAAAGTGCTCGAATTTGGGACGGAATCGCGAGACACATTGAGTATCAGTCAAATGCCCCGGCGCACTACGATTACGCCACGCGCTTTCAGGTCGAAGCTGGCATCGGCTATCTGCGTGTCAACACGGACTACGTGGACGAGAACTCGTTCGATCAGGAAATTTATATCACGAGTATCGCAGACCCGCTGACGGTTTATATTGACCCGGACGCGAAGGCTCCGGCGAAAGAAGATGCGCGCTTTGCGTTTATCTTCGAAGACATGCCGAAAGATTTGTTCGACCAGAAATATCCGCAGTATAAGCAGTTTGCTGGGCAGGAAGTTCTTGTTGGCGAAAAAGGCTGGTATGACGAGGACCATGTTCGCGTTGCGGAATATTTTGAAGCGGAAGACGTGAACGATGAACTGCTGATGTTCGATGGTCCGAATGGTCAGCCGATGACGCTTATGGCCTCGGACTTACGGAAGGTCGATCCGAAAAGTAAAATTTTTGATGATCCCCAGACTCGTAAGCGTGATGTCACTCGCCGCGTGATCCATTACCACTTTATTGTTGGTAATCATGTGGTGCAGGAAGAAGAAAAGGTTTGGATCGGCAAGACCATTCCGATTATTCCAGTTGTTGGTGAGGAAACGATTATTGAGGGAAGGCTGGACCGTAAAGGTCACACCCGTGCGTTAAAAGACCCTCAGCGTATGTATAACTATTGGGCGTCTGCTGCAGTAGAATACGGAGCCTTGCAGTCCAAAACTCCATGGATCGTTGGAGTGGAAAGCGTAGAAGGCTTTGAGGAATACTGGGCTACGGCGAATCGCCAAAATCATGCGTATCTGCCTTATAAGTCTGTTGGAGATGATGGTAAGCCTTTGCCTCCACCTTCTCGTATTGAACCACCTGTGCCGTCGCCGGTCGCGCTAAAAGGCATGGAAGTGGCGAATGTTGAAATGCAGATGGTTTCCGGGCAATACGAAAACCAACTGGGTATGCAGGGAAATGAACGCACGGGGAAAGCCATAGCCGAAAGGCAACGGCAGGGAGATCGTGCGACTTATCATTTTATCGACCATCTGGCGATTGCTATTCGGCAGGTTGGTAAGATCATTCTTGATCTCGTGCCGAAAGTTTACGACACCAACCGTGTTGTGATGATTTTGGCTGAGAACAATGAGAGTCTGGAAGTCAAGCTCGATCCGCAGTTGCAGCAAGCGCATATGCTGGAATTGAATGAGAATAATGAAGTGATCGGGCGGGTGCTGAACCCGGCGGTCGGAAGTTATGAAGTGCTGGCTGATGTGGGTCCGGGCTATGCGACGAGACGTGAGGAAGCGTTTAATGCGCTGACTCTGATCCTGACGCAGAACCCTGCGCTGACGAGCGTTATTGGCGACATCATGTTCCGCGCTGGCGACTTCCCGATGGCGGAAGAAGCGGCAGAGCGTCTGAAGCGCATGGTTCCCCCGCAGGCGCTCGGTCAAGGCCCGTCGCAAAACGAGCAGATGCTTGCCGCACAACTTCAGCAGATGCAGCAGGCCCTTCAAGCCTCTATGGATGAGTTGGCGAAGGAAAAAGGCAAATCCCAGGCGAGACTCGAAAAAAGAGAGGTCGAGGTTTACGACGCGATCACTAAACGTCTGGACATTCTACTCAAGAATGTGGGAATGTCGCCGCAGCAGAACGCGCAAATTACCGATCAGGCTGTGCAGGAAAGCACCGAAGTCCCGATCAGCGATACCTACGAAGGGCACCAAGATCAGATGCCGGGACGGCAGATGGCGTTGCCGCTTGAGGATCACGAAATGCCAGAAGGCGCGTTTCGTGGAGAAGATGGACATGCTTATGCGCCACACCCGGAAATGCCCGGAATGATGGCCCGCGTTACGAAGGAGAGTTGAGATGGCTTACTGGGATGAAGTGCTCGGCAATGTGCCGGAAGGTTTAATGGGTTCCGCGCAGGGCATGTATGATGTAGCCACAAATCCTCTCCAGGCTGCGCAGGGTGTTGGTTATTATGCAATGCACCCGCAAGAGGCAGCAGCTCGTGCTTATGGGCATTATGCCAGACGTTATAAAAATTTGCCGACTGCGATGGAAACATTTCGGCAGAATCCTGTAAGTGTTGCGGAGGACCTTTTGCCTCTGGCGGCGCTGAGAGGACTTGCAAAAAAAGGTGCAAAAGCTGGGGCCAAAAAAGGAGCGCAGGAAGCGGCTCGCCGTGAAATTGCAGGGCCTGCGGCTATCGAAGGGGAAGTGCTTCCCCCTAGACCGCAAATTGGCTATATGCCCCCGGAGCCTGTTCCGGCTGCGCCGTATTATCGCAATGTCCCGCCGGAAATGGGCACGTCGATGCGTCCGATGACGCCGTTCCAGCAGAACCAAGTCGGCCTTTCGACTGGGCGGTTTGGTATGCAGGGTTATGCGCCGGAAATGGCTGTCACGGACTTTGAGTCGTATGCTCCGGGTGGCATGGGCCGCACGACTACTGGTCCGACGCCGATGAACAAGTTCGATCAGAACATGATGGACGCTTATCGCCGTGGTCGAATGAGCACAGGTGCTTCACGCGGAATGTATGGCGAATACACTCCGGAGGAAATGGGCTCCGCAGTTGCGCCGTATCGGCAGGGTGGACTGGTTTATGAGCCTGTCGGCCCGCAGGGTGCAGCTCCTCGTCAGATTGGCGGTCCGCAGGGTGCGCCGCGTTTGGGCTATGAGCGAGGCCCGATTGAGGGTGAATGGTCGGAAGTCTATGGCATCGGTGGCCCGCAGGGTCGTCCGGGTTATGGCGGCGAAACGTCGATGGGTTCTCGCATGGCTGCGGGGGCATATCCCTATGTCTCAAATGCTGGACGCGGAGGGCTGCCGTGGGGCACGATGGCCGGAATTGGTGCCGCTGGTGCAGCTTTTCCAATGGCGATGGATTATTTTTCGAATAATCCATTGCAGCCTACAAATGCGCCGGAAGCTGCAGCTCTGCATCCGACTTTCCATGGTCAGATGGGGCCAGTGGAATTGCCGAGCGAACGCCGAGTTGCGCAACTTCCGCCTTTAGATATTTATTCACGTCGAGGGGGCGCTGCTGCGGCTCCTTCCGCACCGACAGGTAAATCACAAAAAGGAGCAAGAGGTGCTGGACAGAAGGGTGCACCGTTGCCGCCAACTCGCCCGGAAGAATATAATGCAGGTCAGTTTGAACCTAACCTGAATTACCAGTTTACTGCTGCGCTTGATGCGTTATTTGGACAGCGAGAAGCCAAACGTGGCCGCAACACTCAAGAATATTACGCCACAAACCCGTGGCCGTATTAACAGAAGGGGGAACTTCCCCCTTCACACTATAGGAGCCAAGAATGTCAAGAGAGCCGTTGATTAGGTTGCCGGGAAAAGGCGCACATGCCCATAAACTGGTGGCGAAAACTGCGATGGAAATGGCGCAGGAAGTCTATGAAAAGAATGCTGGACGCTCAAACGATTTTTATGAAAAGTATCCAGATCGTGAAGCGTATGTTTCAAGTTGCTGGGCGCTTTATCTTGATGCTGCTAGGACCACTTTGACGCAGTTATTGACTACGAACATGGATGACAACTTGAAGCAAGAGATATATGATGCCTTGGTGAAAGACGCTACGTTGCGTCGAGGACGTGAGGGCGTCCTTCAAATGAAACACGGTGCAGGAGCCTAACATGAAAACTTTGATGCTGAATTTTTGGGAAGGCGCGATGCGCCAAAGTGACGGAGAGCAGGGCGCGGCACCGCCAGAGGCACCAGCCGCTGTCGAGGCTCCCGTTGTGGCCGATGCTGGTCAAGAAACGGTAGCAGATAGCGTTCCCCACGATGCTGCTCCCGATGAAAGCTCTGCGAAACCCCCGCAGGGTCTGCTTGACCGCATCGGCCAACTTACCCGTCAAAAGCGTGAACTTGAAGAACGACTGCAGCAGGCTCAATACTATCAGCAGCCGCAGGCTTATGAACAGCCGCAGGATGCTGGTTACGATCCTCGCACCGTGCAGTTGGAAATTCATCGACAGGCCCAGGAACTCGCCAAACAGCAGGCTTGGAAAGATACTACTGACAAGATTTGGAATGAGGGCCTGAACAAGTTTGGCGATTGGGCTCCGCAGCTTAACAACATGGCTCAGATTTTAGGTGGTATTCCGACCACGCTGACAGAAGCCGCGATTGAAACTGGAAATCCGCAGGACGTGCTTTATCATCTGGCAAAGAACCCTGATGAAGCAGCGCGGATTGCGATGCTTCCGCCGACAAGGCAGGCGGTGGCGGTCGCAAAATTAGCGAGTGGATTGAACGCACCGAAACGTGTTTCGTCTGCTCCTCCGCCCATTACTCCGAAAGTGCAGGGTATCGGGTCTGCTCCGGCGACCCTTGACGATCCCAACATTTCTATGGAAGAATGGGCAAGATTACGCAACGAGGCAACTCGTCGCAGAAGGTAGGCGGGATCACCTTACGATCCCCCCTCTCTGGCCGCAGGGTAAGTGGTCTGGGCTGGCCCGACAAAGTGACGGACGCGGGCACCGTCGAAACGCAGAGGACTCCCTCCTGCTTTTGGCTTTTGAACAGCGCGTCCGCGCACTTACTAGGAGGGCCGTAGGCCATGTCGAATACAATTCTTACAATTAACATGATTACCCGTGAGGCCGTTCGCCTCTGGGTCAATACCAACTCGTTCCTGCAGCATATCGACACGCAGTATGACGATCAGTTCGCCATTACCGGCGCGAAGATCGGCCAGAGCCTGCGTATCCGCCTGCCGAACGACTACACCGTTCGCACGGGTCCGGTCGCGCAGATTCAGGATACGGCGGAAACCAGCACCACGCTGACGCTCGCCACCCAGAAGGGCGTTGACGTGTCGTTCAACTCTGCCGAGCGCACGATGTCCTTGGACGATTACTCCAAGCGCATTCTTGCTCCGGCGGTGAACAATCTGGTCGGCGCGGTTGCGGCGGACGTTATGTCTGGCGTTGAAGGCGGCGTTTCGAACCTTGTTGGCAACTTTGACGCTGCTGGCAATCTGCTGCGTCCGACGCTCGACACTTGGCTGCAGGCTAAGGCGCTGTTGTCCTTGCGTTCGGCCCCCACGGATAACCGCAAGTTCATTCTTGATCCGGTTTCCATGGCCCGCACGGTGCAGAACCTGTCCGGTCTTCTCAATCCTGCGACGGAAATCTCCGAGCAGTATCGCAAGGGTGAAGTTTATAACGCGATTGGCTTCGACTGGTTCGAAGATCAGACCGTTATTAAGCACACGACTGGCACGTATGTCGCTGGTGTTTCTCCGACCGTCAACGGTGCGAACCAGACGGGCACGAGCATTAACATCACGATTGGCGCTTCGTCGTTCACCGTTGGCGACATTATCACCTTTGCTGGCGTGAACGCGGTCAACCGCATCACCAAGGTTTCGACGGGTGAACTGCAGCAGTTCGTTGTGACGAGCTACGCTGGCGGTGTGCTGGGTATCTATCCGGCTATCGTTCCGCCGTCCGGTGGTAATCCGGTTCAGTATCAGACGGTTACTGCTTCGCCTGCGAACGGCGCGCAGATTAACAGCCTGACGCTGACGGGCACGGTTTATCGCAAGAACCTTGCGTTTATTCCCGATGCCGTCACGATGGCGACCGCCGATCTGGAAATGCCGAAGAACATGCAGGAAGTCGCTCGTGAGCGTATGGACGGTGTGTCGCTTCGCATGGTCACTGGCTTCGACATTAAGTCGGATCAGTTCATCACCCGTCTGGACGTTCTTTACGGTTATCTCTGGGTTCGCCCGGAGTGGGCCGTGGTTGTCGCGGACATCATCTAATCGCAAAAAGCTGGGGGCTTCGGCCCCCGGCATCTTTAAGGAGCATGGAAATGGCTAAAACAAGACAGCAGTATCTCGGTGTTTACGAGAATATGGATTTCCCTGATTATAAGTTTGAGGAATATCCGAAAGTTGTTGGTTATCGGGACGAGAAAAAGACGATCCCGATTATTGTTGGGAACGCGAAAGAGGAAGTGGAATTTATCACCACTGGTTCTCCGGGCGCGCATATTTCCCGAGAAGATGAACTTCAGGCTGAACTTGATCGTAAGGCTATGGAGTTGGAAGTTGCGAAAAAGCAACTTGCGGAACTCAAGGCAGGACAGGAAAAGGCGAAAGCATCTTTGCCGCTCCCTGCTGGTAAAAAAGAAGGTTAAGAAGTTTGGTGGTTTGAAATATAACCACCAACTTTTTGTATAAGGCGAGACGATGGGATCGAAAGTTTCAAGACAACAGTTTCTTTCCGCAGCCGCTGCGAATGGAAATGCTGAAACTTTTTTCCAGGCTGTGTCTGCTGATAAAGCCGATCCGAATTGGATACAATACAATTCTGCGGTTTGCATCAGCAACACGGACTCTCTTGCAAGTCTGTATCAAGTTCTATTCGGACTTGATGACATGAACATGATAGAATTTTTCCAGCAAGCTGCGAAGTTGCCTGGTGGAAATAAAAGCTGCAATTAAAGGATTGGTGAAATGGTCGCTCCGACGCAGATCAGTTTAGGCATAGATCAGGCCACGCAGCAGATTTATCTGAATACTGCGGGGGTTTGGAACCCTATTGAACTGCCTGTTGGCGTTGCGCTGTTTGCCGATCTAGCTGCTTTGCCCCCAGTGTCGGGTGAAGTCGTGACTGTGGCAGGATATAATGTTGTCGGTGATGGCGGAGGCGGGCAATTTTATGGCGTGACGGGAGCGCCTGCTGGCACTTATGTCGATAATGGCGGCACAATCATTTTACCGACTGGTGGTGATGGATCGGCAGCATGGTTGCGAGTGTATGACGGTAATTTGAATGTTAAGTGGTTTGGAGCAGTTGGTGATGGAGTTGCCGATGATGCAGCTGCCATTCAACTTGCTGTAGATGCGTTGCCTACTGACGGGACATTAGAATTTCCGCAAGGAACTTATGTCCTAACTTCTTCTAGCACTACAACGTCTGCGGTTGTGTTTGCGGGAAAATCAGGAATTACGCTTCTAGGTTACGGAGCGACTATCAAAGGAACTGCGACTCGAGTTAAGTCGTATTTTGATTTTTCGTCCACCAGCGGTGTGAAAATTTTTGGTTTCAACTTTGATATGATGTTTGGAACTTTGGCGCAGTATTTTGGCGCTGATTATCCGACAAATTACAATGTTGCGGTTTATACTGCTACATCTGCGACAAACATTGAAGTGTATTACTGCTCTTTTGAAAATCTTTATACAAATGCGGTGTATTGTTATAGTGCTGCTGGATCGCTGATTGTCGATCATTGCCAGTTTACGTCACCTGCACAAGATCAGGGATATAACTGTCAGCACATTCAAGCGGTGACGTGGCAGAATATAAATGTCACTAACAGCACTTTCTTGAACACCCCGTTTCCGACTGCATCTGTCGGGGTGCCATCTATCTTGTTAGCAGCTATCACTGGCGAAGTGTTGGTTGCGGATAACAATATAGATCACTCTGGTCGTGATAATACTTTTAGTCATCGACTTGGAGCTATCGACTTTTATCAGAGTGTGCCGAAATTCACCGTTCGTAATAATGTTGTTACGAATTGCGCTGAATCCATCATGCGAATTGACTCAGTGAAAGAAGGTCGTATTGACGGCAATTATTTCACAATCGCTGGAAATGCTACGCTTAGTTATAACGGCATTTACTTGCAAGGTTATTATGCAGGTTCTTGCGAAAATATTGTCATTTGTAACAATGTGCTCGAAGACCCCTTTAATCGCCTTGGGGTTGGAATTTCTGTGCTTGCTTATAACTGGCAGCAACCTTCGAAAAATATCGAAATTTATTCGAATGTGATTAGCGGAGTTGATACTGCCTTTTTGGTGTATAATGCTTTCCAGAATATTGCATTCCGAAATAATAATGTGTTCGGGTTCAACAGTCGTATTACTGTTGGAATGACTTATACGCCTCCAGATACTGTATATGGGGTTGGTAATGAAGCCACGGGAGCCATGGAAAATCTCGTAATCGAAGGAAACTCTGTGAATGGGGCTGCTTCGATAAACGTAAATCAAGTTGGTTTTCAGGGATATGCTTCTACGCCATATTCGCAGACTGGCGCTGTTGCCGTCACGATTGACGCACCGTATCAGACTTTTGTGGTTGGCAGTTCTGTGGCTCTTAGATTTTTCAAAACAAGCGGCCCTGATCCGGTGCCGGTGAGTGGCACATATGTGGTGGCAAGCATGATTGATGCCGGTTTGGCAACTGCCGCTTTTACTGTTACATCTGGATTGGCTGGGACTTCTGCGGGTGTTGTGGATGTTGGTTTTCGTGGAACTATAAATGATATATCTGTTAAAAATAACAGAATTATCGGAACAGGTTTAGTAGGATCAATAGGTGTGTATATTGACGGGCTGCGGCCAACTGTAACCGCATTCGCATATCTTGAAGGCAACAAAACTATCAATCTTTATACTCATTATTTTGTGCGAAATACTTATCGCACAGATTTATTCCACAATGCAGCTGGCGGTTCCTTCACTAATTATTTTTATGATGGTGGCGGAAATAATTATGTGCAACGAAGATTTAATTCTGTTTCGCAGGAAAGATGGCAGGGCACAGCAGTTCTTGTTGCAGGCACTTGCACTGTTATAACTGCTGAAATTTTAGCGGGCGATACGGTGATTGTTTCCAGAGGCACGGCTGGCGGCGTGTTAGGCAACTTGTCGGTTAGCAATATTGTGGCTGGAACTTCTTTCGACATTGATTCCAGCAGCGCCACAGATACTTCGACTGTTTTTTGGGAAATTGTGCATTAAGCGCAGGGGTAAAACATGGCAGTAACAGTTTCACGTCAGCAATTTTTCGAGGCTGTTGCTCAACAGGCGAGCCTTGAAATTTTGTTTCAAGCGGTTTCGGCGGATAAAGCTGACCCGTCGTGGGTGCAGTTTAACGCTGCGACTTGCGTTGCAGAAACAGATGCTTTGGCGTTGCTGGCGCAGACGACTTTTGGATGGACGGCTGCGCAGCTTACCGCTTGCTTTGCCTTGGCTGAAACTCTGCCGGGATCGACAAGTTGCTGTGGCGCGACTGTCCCTACGCCTTTTTCGTCTTACACAGCTTTGGACATTATCAATCTGGCGTATAAAGACGCTGGTGTGCTCGGCGTTGGTCAGACGCTTTTGGCTGAAGACGTGAACGACGCGCTTATCCGCCTCAACATGATGATCGCACAGTGGCGTATGAAACGCTGGCTGATCTGGCATCTTGTCGATAAAAGCGTGGTGAGCACGGGAGCGCAGAGTTACACTGTCGGTCCTGGCTGCGATATTGATGTGTCGGTTCGCCCGGATAAACTTGAAACTGCGTATTTCCGCATGTTGGCGGGCTCGAACAATTCACAAAACGTGGATTACCCGCTTCAAATTTTGTTCTCATACGAGGACTACGCGAGGATCACGCTGAAAAGTCTGGTGTCGTTTTCGCAATGTATCTTTTACGACTCCGCGTGGCCGGTCGGACGCATTTATCCTTGGCCGCTTCCGCAGGCAAACCTTTACGAAGTTCACATCGTGCTCAAAGATGTGTTGAGCATGTTTGATAATTTGACTTCGTTGTATGTGTTTCCGCCAGAATATCTCGCTGCGATCCATTACAATCTTGTGATACGGACGCGAGCCGCTTATCGCCTGCCGCCTGACGTGACTTATGAAGGGTTAGCTGCAGATGCGCTTCAAACAATTCGGTCTGCGAACGCGCAGATACCGAGCCTTGTGATGCCGGATAACTTGGTCCGTCCGGGCGTCTATAATATTTACTCGGACCAGACGAGGTAATATCATGGCTATCCCGAATCGTTTTCAGTCTGGTTTTCGTCTTGAAGATGGTGATGCGATTAACAAAGCGTTGGCTACTCCGCAGTGGCAGACGAATTATGGTATCACTGCTTTGGCTGGCGGTGCGCGTAATTCTTCTACACCTGTTCTGGTGCTCGGTGCGAATACGGTTACGACTGTTGCGACGGCGGCTGACAGCGTTGTTCTTCCGGTAGCGGTTGCAGGCAGCGTTGTGTGGCTTCGTAACGCTGACGCTGCGGACGCTGTGCAGGTGTTTGCCAATGGTTCGGACACGATCAACGGCACGGCGGGCGCGACTGGTATCAGCGTTGCGAATAGCAAAACTGTGCTGTTTGTCGCCGCTACGAACAACGTGTGGTTCTCGCTGCTTACCGCGTAAGGGTTTAAGATGCCTCAGATTCAGTTAGTTCAAGGTGCGTATGAAGCGCGAAGCGTTATCGCTAACGCCCAGCGTTGCATAAACTTATACCCGGAACTAAACACGAAGGACGCTGAGGTTCCTTATACGCATTACTGCACTCCAGGGCTGGTGACGCTTACGCAAGGAAATGTTGCGGAAGTGCGCCAGCTCTATACAGCAAGCAATGGTTTGCTTTTTGCGGTCATCGGTGACACTGTTTATTATGTGCCGGATAGTTTTGTGTTGCAGCCTTTGGGCACTATCGCGACTCAATCTGGCCAAGTCAGCATGTATGATAATAAGATCACGCTGATTATTCTGGACGGCTCGCTTTTTGGCTGGAGTGTGGACCTCACATCTCTGGCATTTGCGCCGTTTAGCCCTGCGGAATTTCTAGGCGGAAATCAAATCCGCTACATTGACACGTTCCTTGTGTCGAGCACACAGAATGGAAACATTCAGTCGAGCAACTCTGGCTTGGAAACTTATCCGACTCTTGGCTACGCCACGATCTCCGGCGATGCGGACCAGTTGCAGATTATTGATGTGGTGCATAAAGAAATTTGGGCTTTCGGTCGGCGGACTACGGAAGTCTGGAGTAATGTCGGGACTTATCCGTTTCCTTTTGCTCCGATCCCCGGTGTGTTTTTGCAGCATGGAATTGCTGCGCAACGGTCGCTGGCGAAATGGGGCCTGAATATTTTCTTCTTGTCGCAGGATAATAACGGCGAAGCCTTGGTGATGATGGGGACAGCTTATAAGGCTGACATCATTTCGACTCCTGCGATCAGCGATGCTATCGGTGGATACGAAACGATCAGCGATGCGATCGGTTTCACGTATCAGCAAGGTTCGCATATTTTCTATGTGCTGACTTTTCCATCTGCCGATCATACTTGGGTTTACGATTTGTCCACGCAGCTTTGGCATGAGCGGGCCTGGCTCGACAACAACGGGGCGTTGCATCGTCACCGGGCGAACTGCGTTGCGTTTGCTTACGGCAAAACGATCTGCGGCGATTGGCAAAACGGAAAACTCTACAACTGGGACCTGCACACCTATACAGACGACGGCGCGGCGATTTTGAAGTTGCGGTCTTTCCCGCACATTGTCAGCAGTCTGGATCGTATTAGCTATCGACAATTCATGGCCGATATTGAAGTCGGCACGGAGCCGATCCCCGGCATCAATCCGCAATTAACGCTGCGTTGGAGCGATGATCGTGGAGTGACGTTTGGAAATGGTGTGCATCAGTCTTTGGGCAAAGGCGGTCAATACAAGGCAATCCCATCTTGGAACAGATTAGGGTTCGCCCGTGACCGCGTATTTGAATTATCATGGACTGCCGCTTGCGCCTCGGCGTTAAATGGTGCATTCATTGATGTTGAGAAGATGGAGACGTAAATGCTACGTGCTCTCGTCCCTAACTCTTTGAAAAACTTAATTCAGCCGGACGGATCAATTTCGCGCCAGTTGCAGTTGCTTCTTTCCGCACTTGTTCAAAACACTGTGCCGACGACGCAAGATGCAACCACTGGAGCGCCCTTGGCGGGGGCGGTATTGCTGCCCGACGCCGCGCTTATTCCGAATGGCTGGACACAGATCGACACAATCGTGATAGGTGCTAACACCTACAAAGTAATCACGCTGGTTTAGGAGAGTATTATGGACCCTTTGACTATGGGACTTTTGTATGGAGGGGGATCGTTACTCTCCGGTGTTGGCGGAATGTTGGGCTCGCAGACGCAGGCTAATGCAGCGCGATCTGCCGGTCAGATGGGATGGCTCGGCTCGGTTCTAGCAGCAAATGCTGCGGAAACTGGTTATGGCCGTGCAAAAGAAGCACTTTCTCCATATGCGATTGCCGGTTCTAAGTCCCTTGGCATCCTTACCGATGCTTTAACTGGCACAGGCGCGTTAAAAGCTGGTATCGGTGGTGGCGGCAACACTTTAATGTCCACCTTTGCTCCGACTCAGCAGCAGTTGGAAGGAACTCCGGGTTATCAGTGGGCTCGGGAACAGGCGCTTGGCGGTATGGCGAATACCGGCGCGGCGCGTGGGATGGGGCTTTCCGGTAATGTCATTCAGGACATTGGAAAAACTGCCACGGGTCTAGCATCTCAGACTTTTCAGCAGCAGCTTCAAAATTACATGCTGCAAAATCAGCAAGCCTTTAACATGCTGTTTGATCCGGCAAAAATGGGCCTGGGCGCTGCTGGTAGTATTGCAAATGCCGCGACAGGAGCGGCTGGACAAATTGGTAGTGCAGCTATGGGTGCAGGCAATGCACTGGGTCAAAGCATTTATAATGCTGGCACATCGCTTGGTGCAGGAACAAATGCTCTCTTTGGCGCGGCGGGATCGGCAATGCAGGTGCCTTATTTGGCATCTCTTTATTCAAAGCGTAATGATCCCTCTCCTGCTGCCAGCAGCAGTTCCACATTTACACAAATGCTGCCTGACTTTTTGCGATATGGTTTCGGGAGTAGCGGTAATTTACCGTCAAATGTAGTAGGCGGCCTGGGTGATCGCCCAATCCCGACTTACTACTAAGAAGGTTTGGAGAATAAGATGGCTGACGGAATTACTTACGCGGCTCCGGTCGCCGGACAAAACACGCAGAACCCGCTTCAAAATATGCAGCAGATGCAGGCTATGGGCCTTCGCGCTGCGGAGATGGAACGGACGCAACAGGCGACTGAACAGCAGGCGATGTCGTTTGCTGGCAAGCAGGCGCTTGGTGCGATCATGCAGAAGCATTTCAATCCTGAAAATGGCGAGTTCGATCACGTCGGGGCTTTTGGTGATTTAGCCTCCCACAAAGAACTTGCGCCAGTTTTAGCTGAATACATGCCCACATTGTTACAAATGCCGGGTGTGCAGGCTGACTCTTTGGATAAACAATTAAATCATCAACTGCATCTTACTGAAGCAAACTCCAGATTAAGTGCAGATGCGTTTAATAAATTGCAGGTTGGCGGGGCAGACCCGTCCGCTATTGCAACTGATCTTGTCGCACAGCAAGCACGAATTGGATATATTGACCGCAAGCAGTTGCCTGCATATACAGCGCAATTAGTTGATCTTGCAAAAAAGAATCCAAAAGCCTTTCAACAGCAATTATATTCTTCTGCGCAATTCGGAAAAGAAGCGCAAGAATCGCTGCAGCGCACTAAATCTGATCTTGGGTATCTGAGAGAAGAAGTTGATACATATGGGCAGGACCCAAATGATTTTGCAACTTACGGTAAAAAAATAACGATGCCTCGTTTTATGGCTGGCACTGTATCTCCTATTTTGCAGAATGTGTTAGGAGAACAACAGATGCCAGCCCAACAGGATGCTACGCTCGGTGGGTCGGCTCCTCCTACCGGCGGTGTAGCTAGGCAGGGAGAGTCACCCTCGGCTCTCCCTGCCGGTCGTCTTGCTGAAGCTCCTACGAGTTTTACGCGCGAACAAGAAGCGCAAAAACCTGAAAGTGCTTGGGGGAAAATGCGAGAAAGCATCGGTGAGGAGGCTGATGGCGCTGCGGCATCACAGCAAGCCATTACAGAAACACGCTCGTTGATTAATGATCTACAAAATCTCGGTAAAACCGGCACAGGGCCAACTGCGAAAATACGAGCACAGGCTGTTAAGTTGTTAAATGAGACTCAAGGGCTGTTGGACAATTTGCCAGAAAAATCGCCTTTGAAAAAATTGGCAATTCCTTTCTTCGAATCTGCCAGTAAAGCTGTAGCGGGGTCGGATGATCCAAGCAAATGGGTTGGAGCGGCGGAAGCTCTAGAAAAACTTGGAGCTATTACCGCTATTGGCGGTTTGCGCCGAGCCGTTGGGTCTGGAAATAAAGTCACTCAACAAGAAGTGATGAAATTTATTGATATTTTCCCTGGGCTCACATCTTCTCCGGGAGGTGTGAAACGAATGCTCGATTATATGGAAAAGGTGAATAAATCTGTGCTAGAACGTCAGAAATTTTTCAACTTTTTCGAACGAGAAAACAGGGGACACCGCACTAAAGGTTTTAATCCAAGTGTGTTTGATGAAGAATGGAATGAAATTCTTCGCAAAAGCGGCGCAATAAAGTTTGAGCAGCAAGGAGAATAGTCATGGTCGATCTTGAAAATACATGGCTAGAAATGTATGGAAAAGGGGGTCAAAAAGCTGCTCCCCCGGCAAGTGGCGCACCTGCGGAGACGCCCGTTGCTCCGATGAGTGATACAGAACGCACTTGGCATGAAATGTATGGCAAGTCTGTTCCGGCGCAATCAGCAACTACTGCTCCGCCTCCTCCTACTTCCACACCTATGGAAGCAAGAGCGATTGAGGCGTCAAAGCAAGGCAAAAAACACTGGAATGTGAATGAAGCCTATAGGGGCAGCGAAGATCCGGCACGAGCGCAATACAATAGCTTAATTCAACTCGGCGCTTCACCCAAAGAAGCGTTGTTTTTGACCGGCGCCGCAGCTTCTGAAAGCAATTTTGATCCAACTGCCGTGCACGATCAAGGCACTGGTTACGGCCTTTACGGACACAGACTTGATCGTTTAACTGCTATGCGAAAATTTGCTGGCACGGAATATCCGTCGCAAATACAGCAAAATGCTTTTGCCTTGCAGGAACTTCGTTCTCGTCCTGAATGGGATATGATTAATAATGCGAAAAATGCAAGAGAACTTGCTATCGCTCAAATGCACTATGAACGTCCTCAAGGCTATACCCCGTCTGATCCGACAGGTGGATTAAATTTTGCTGGACGTTTAGGGACGCTTAATAAATTTTCGTCGTTTATGGGTGAAGGCGAAAAGATTGCTCCCGGTGAATTGGCTCCTGAGTGGGGGGCCATGCAATCTGCTGCGAGTGGCGCGGCGTTTGGTTTTGGCCCGCAGATTCGAGCTGCTTATAAAGCGGGAGGTTTATCTGGACCTCAATATGAAGCCTATTTGCACGATCTTCAACGGCAAGAACAACTATATAAAGAGCAAAATCCGTTGTCTGGTTATGGCGCGGAAGCTGTTGGCACAATGGTTTCGCCCGGAATGTTATTGCGTGGGGCAAAAGTTGTGGCTCCGTTTGCTGCTCCGTATCTTGCGCCAATTACATCAAGAATAACTGGATACTTGGCTCCAAAAGTTGCGCCAGTTATTACTGCGGCGGAACCCTATTTGCAAACTGCTGGTGAATTGTTAGGACCGACTGGGGTTGCAGGAGTCGAAGGCGCTGGGCAGGCTGCGCTTCAAACTGGACTTGAAGCTGGTAGTCAGGCACTTGGCGGAACACTTGGGGATACTGAAACTCCTTTCGCAGAGCAGTTTAAAAGAAATGTTTTGACAGGAGGTGTGCTTGGTGCAGGCCTGAGTAAAGCATTGACACCTAAAGCTGGTGGGGTGTTTGCTCCTGAATGGGAAGGGAATGCACGCGCTCTCGGACAAGCGGCATTTGATAAATATAAAATCCCCGTCAGTCCGGGCCAATTTGCGAAGGGTGAGGCTAAACAATTCTTTGAAAAAACTGCATCGCAAGGAAATCTTGACGCTCAAGCTAAACGCTATTCAGAAGAATTGGCGAAAAGCATTGGTGCAAAAGATTTAACGCCTGCAGGTTGGGATGCTGCAAAAAAAGCAGCGGGTAAAGAATATGATACGTTTGCAGCTTCTGTTGGAACATTAGCGCCCACGCCAACAGCTGGACGGAAGTTCTATGACATTTACACTTCTGCGTATGGCATCCGCGATCCAAATATTCGAAACACTGTCATGGATATTCTTACAAAAATTGGAGATGATTTAAGAACTGGGCGCATGAACGGCACCATGTATCGGAATTATGTAAAGAGCGGAGAAATTATCGACAACAAACTTTTAGGCCTGGATAATGCCACTAAAAAGCATTTTGGTGGAAAAATCCGAGATGCGCTCGATACTCTTGTGCGGGATAATTTTCCTGCTGAAGCTGATCAGCTAATCGCTTTGAACTCTCGTTATCGCGATATTAAAACTTTGGAAAAATTGACAACCACAAGTGGGATTGTTAATCCAAAAGCTGTGGCGAAAAAAGTTAAAAGCAAGGGGGCGTCCGCTAACTCTCCGTTGCAAGAACTTGGTCCAATCGGTGAGTTTTTGCCGAAAGTTAATGAAGCGGGTGAAGCCGTTATGAAAAAGCCCGCTGAAACTGGCGTGATGGCGGCTCTTGGAAGATATGGCATGTATGGCGGCGGTTATGCCTATCTTGCATCCGAGTTGCCCATAGTGAATTCGTTCCTTCAGGCGGGTGGCCCATTATTTGCACAAGCAGTGCCTTATGCTGCGGGCGGTGTAGCTGCCGCAGGGGCTACAATAGCTGGCAAACGGGCGTTGACTGAGTTAGCTTCTCAACCTGAATGGATGAAGCGCGCCATCTTTGAACAAAAAGTTGGAAAAACTATGAAAACTGGTGCGAGAAAAGCTGTGAGGCCGCTGCTTCATGCGGGAATTAGTTATAATCCTTTGACTGGAGTTCAAGAATGAAAAAGGTAAGTGGAGCCCTTGCGGCCTTTTTGTATAGCACATCTGCACTCTGGGGCGCGACCTTGCTGCCTAACGGGCAACAGCAATTCGTCGATGCGACGGGCAAGCCCTATGCTGCTGGCAAGGTGTATTTCTACAGCAATTACCCGACATGCACGGTTCTGAAAAATACTTATCAGAATGAAGCTGGGACGCAGCTTAACACGAACCCGATTATTCTGGATGCTGCGGGTCGTGCCACGATTTTTGGTTCGGGCGCGTATTGCCAGGTTTTGAAAGACGCGAACAATAACACAATCTGGACGAAATATACGTCTGATACGTCGTCTGCGAGTAATTTGGGATGGGGTGGGACGAGTGGCGGAACGGCTAACGCCCAGACCGTGACGGTTTCGGCCTTTTCAAATGTGAATGGACAGACTTTTTACTTCAAAGCTGGCGCTACAAACACGTCTGCCTTAACGCTTACAGTCAACGGCGGTTCTGCGATTAGCGTGGTGCGTGATACGCCGACCGGAACGGTTGCGCTGACGGGTGGTGAGGTGGTGTCGGGCAACATCATCGGCGTGACCTATGACAGTGGCACAGGTGTTTTCCATCTTGTGACCAACAACTCACGGCTGTTTGGTTATGCGAATGCGGTGCCTGCTGCCATCACCATGGACCTGAACGCTTCAAGTTCGCACGTCGTGAACGTCACAGGGTCTGGCGTCAGCATTTCAAGTTTTGGCGCAGGCGGTGCGTCTGCGGCTGCGAACACGATTTTCTTTCTGCAGTTTAACGGCACGAACACTGTCGTAGCTGGGGCGAATATCACCACGCCGTCTGGTGGTAATATTGTTGTGTCGAGTGGCGCGTCTTTGACTGTGTTGTATCAAGGCGCAAACTCTTGGCGAGTGCTGCAAGTCACTGGCGGTTCGAGCAGTGCGATTGGGCAAATTGCCGCATTTGCGACAAGCACTTGTCCGACTGGCTGGCTAAAAGCAAACGGAGCCACTCCTGCGCAAGCGACTTATCCAGGTTTGTATGCGGCTATCGGCACGACTTGGGGACCGGCGGCTGCGGGCAACTTC